TTGATAAGCTATTCAAACGAGAAGATGGTGAAGAAGCATTGTCATTGTATGAAGGCAAGGAGCTGTCAGTAGAAAAGATAGTCAGTCGTATCAGGCTTATGGCTAAAGCACAGAACATCAAGTGGATAATCCTGGACCATCTAAACCTAGTCATGTCAGGTGATACCAAGATAGATGAGCGCAGAAGTATAGACCAGCTAATGACACAGCTCCGTGAGGTAGTAGTAGAAACCAACATAGGTTTGTTTGTTATCTCTCATCTAAGTAGACAGCAAGGTGTTACCCATGAAGAAGGTGGTGAGATATCCCTTACACACTTGCGTGGTAGTCAAGGTATCGCACAACTATCTAATATAGTCATAGCACTAGAGCGTAACCAACAACACGAGGATGACTGGATGCGTAATGTAACTAAGCTGCGTGTACTTAAGAACAGATACACAGGTGAAACAGGAGAAACTGGACACCTACATTATGACAACGAAACAGGTAGGATAACTGAAGTAGTTGTAGACTTAGAGGAGTTACTGTCATGAGGAAATCACAGGCAATTACACAGAGAAGGAGAGGAGCCAAGCGTAAGCTACACCTATCCACTAGACAAGCAAGAAGAAAAGCAGAAAGAGCTGCTAAGAAAAAGAAATGAAAGTAGCATTTGACATAGAAGCTAATGGCTTAGACCCTACGCTTATACATTGTATTGCTGCTAAGGTAATTGGACAAGATGTGTCTGAGTTCTGGACACCTGATAGAGTTAAGTATTTCCCTGCTTGGTTAGTAGAGATTAATGCTGAAGTATTAGTAGGTCATAACATTATAGGCTATGACTTACCTGTTCTAGATAAACTCCTAGGCTTTGAATGGTGGGGTGATGTAGAAGATACCTTAGTGATGAGTCGTCTGGACAACCCAAGTAGGGAAGGAGGGCATTCCTTGGCTGCGTGGGGTACTAGATTAAACTTTCCTAAAGGTGATTACAATGACTGGTCTACCTATACAGATGAGATGGGTGAGTACTGTAAGCAGGATGTTAATGTCCTTGTTAAATTACACAGGCTACTCACAAGCAAGCAGATGTCTAAGCCAGCACTAGAGATGGAACATAAAGTAGCACAGATAACTCATAAGCAAACACAGAATGGCTGGAAGTTTGACTTACGCAAAGCTACTCATCTTCTAGCTTCTATTAAAGAAGAGATGTTCATAGCAGAAGATGAAGTACGCAAGGTATTTAAACCACTACCTGTATGGGTACAGCTTAATCATCCCGGTGATAAGTGTATGAATAAAGATGGTACTCCTTCTAAGAGATACATGAATCAACTAGCTAAAGGCGCACATTGGAAAGACGATACACATACTGAATGGGGACATGATATATACCCAGAGTTTAACTTAGGCAGCAGACAACAGATAGCTAGATACCTACAGCACTTTGGCTGGACACCTAAAGAGTTTACAGAACTAGGTACAGTTATAGTATCAGAAACTGTACTAGAAAACATAGAGATACCTGAAGGTAAACTCATAGCTAAGTACCTAATGTTACAGAAGCGACTAGGATTAGTCAGCGCATGGATAGATGCAGTAGATGACACAGGTAGAATACACGGTAAGGTAAATACCTGTGGTGCTGTGACAGGTAGAATGACACACTCAAGTCCTAACCTAGCACAAGTACCTGCTAGTCACTCACCTTATGGTGAAGACTGTAGAGAATTGTTTACAGTATCAGAAGGCTACAAGCTAGTAGGTATGGATGCGTCAGGCTTAGAACTCAGGATGCTTGCGCACTACATGGACGATGAAGACTACACCAACGAGGTGATTAATGGAGACATACACACAGCAAATCAAAGAGCTGCAAATCTTGACACTAGAGATAAAGCAAAGACATTCATCTATGCGTTCTTATACGGAGCAGGTGATAGCAAAATCGGGAGCGTTGTCGGAGGAACAGCTAAGGATGGTAAACGACTTAAGGCGGACTTCCTTAAAAATACACCAGCTCTTAAGAAACTACGAACTAGAATTACTGCGTCTGCTAATAGTGGGTCGCTTATAGGTTTGGATGGTCGGGTATTACATGTGCGAAGCTTACACGCAGCATTGAATACCCTCCTCCAATCAGCAGGTGCTATCGTTATGAAGCGCGCTGTTGTATTACTTGACCATTTTAGTCAGGTATACAAGATAGATTACAAGATAGTAGGGCAGATACATGACGAGATACAAGTAGAAGTAGCAGAGAAACAAGCAGCTTTCTTCGGTGACTTGGCAGTTAATTGTGTACGCAGAGCAGGTAAAGACTTTAAACTAAACTGTCCTTTAGATGGTGATTACAAGATTGGAACAACATGGAGGGAAACACACTAATGAATAATATTAATCCTAAGTACTACAACAAGGGTAAAATACAAGTTACTGATTTCATCGAAGACCAGAAGCTTAGTTTTATAGAAGGCAACATTATTAAATATACATGTAGGTATAAAGATAAGTCAGGGATACAAGATTTGAGGAAGGCTCGTTGGTATATAGATAAACTAATAGAGCTACAGATGGATATGCCACTCTTGGAGGAGAACCAATGAAGAATATAAACACACTAGTAGAAGATGTGTATGGAGTACTATCTTCTAGTAAAGCAGATAGTCATGTAGATGTAGATAAAGTAATAGAAGACTTCGGAGAATCTATGAAGTCGCTGCTTAGAGATAATGTACTCAAGGCAAGAGAAGACAAGCGTACCTTACGGATGTCTAACATAGGCAGAAAGGAAAGATTCCTGTGGTATGTACACAAAGGTATGCCTCAAGAACAAATGAAGCCTAGTACCCTTATGAAGTTCCTGTATGGACATGCTACAGAAGAGTTAGTACTGGCTCTTGTTAAACTAGCTGGACATGAAGTCACACACCAACAAGCAGAAGCAGAAGTTTCTGGAATAAAAGGTAGCATGGACTGTGTTATTGATGGTAAACTAATTGATGTTAAAACAGCAGCACCCTTCGGCTTTAAGAAATTCAAAGAAGGAGGCTTACGATGGGATGACCCGTTTGGTTACATAGACCAACTGCGTGGTTATGCTGCTTCTCTCGGTGTACAAGATGGAGGTTGGTTAGTAATAGATAAAACCAACGGTCACTTGTGTACCCACTTTGAAAACTTTGAGCATGATGAGCCTATTGAAATACAGATAGAACATCTCAAAGAAGTAGTGGAGAGAGAGGAAAGACCAGAGCAATGCTATGAGTTAGTACCTGATGGTAAGTCAGGCAACACAAAGCTTGCTATGGAGTGCAGCTACTGTGTGTTTAAACAACATTGTTTTCCAGACATGAAGGTGTTCGCTTACTCAACTGGACCTAGGTTCTTAGTCGATGTAGTTAATTACCCGAAGGTAGCTGAAGTTTATAATTACTTTGACAAGGAGTAGATATGAAAGAAATGATAGAGCAAGTACTGGCTAACAAATCACTTACAGTATTTTTAGGTATAGTAATCGTAGCCTTAGTGCTTGGTTGGGTAGGTTAGTAAGATAAGACTGGGGGTTTCGTCTGTATGAGAACCCCTTTTTTTAGGAGGAGGTATGGTTTACAAAGCTGCCTACCTATAGT